CCGTGCCCATGCGTCTTACGCCCGTTGGCGAAGCCCGTTACAGGAGGCTGTGTGACATGATCGGGGAGGATGCGGCAAAGGCCTTATGCCGGGAATATGCCGGAACGAATCTTTACATTCCCACGTGCAGACAGGCCGCCGCCGATGAGCGCGATGCAGCCCTTGTCAGGGATCGGGACGCAATGGCCCGCGCGGGACTGTCTGAGCGTGAGATCGTAACGGGGCTTGCCCTTAAATACCATCTTTCAGACAGGCACGTTTGGCGCGTGTTGCACCGTGTCCCGGAAGAGAAAACTTCTCTTTTTCCGCTACAACGGCAAGGGCGGCTGTTATGACCGTTCCCCGTCAATTCCACCCACTGACATATGTCGGCTTTCGTAAATCCCCGGCACTGGTAGCTTGCCAGTAACCGGGGATTCCTCTTTCTGGAATCCCGCAAACCATAAGGGGTTTCAGATGAAGTTCTTTGCAAGACTGCTCAATCCGCGCTTTCAGTTCTTCTTTTTCGCCGTTCTGGCGCTTTTTGTGACCGGCCTTGTGGCTTTCTGCTCGCCGGAACAGTTCCCGATCGTCCGCTATAAACTCTCGCTCGCCATGCTCGCCGCCGTGATTGCCGTCTTTTTCGACATGGCGGCGTTCCCTTACGCTTCCCCTGACTCCTACCTTGACGACGACTGGCGGAAAACCCCCGACGCGGATCGCCCGCATGAGGCGGATTATCCCGTGGCCATGTATTGCCGGACGCTCTTTATTGCGGCGTGCCTGCGCCGTGTGGCTATGGTGGCCGTTTTCGTCCTTGCCGTTTCCTTGGGGCTGTAGCCATGCGCGCCGTCTTGAAACAATGGGGTATGGCCTTTCTGGAATGGCTGCTTACCGGCGTAGCGTTCGGGCTTGGCGTGCTGCTTGTCGCGGCCCTGTTTTTAAGTATCTGCGCGACGTTCGCGGGCGCGGCACAGGCCGAAACCGTCAACATCCCCCGTGCCGCCTATCAGCACCGGGACACGTTGATCCGTGCCTCCCGCGTCGTGTGGGGATTGGACGCTCCTGTATCTATTTTTGCGGCGCAGATTCATACCGAGAGTTGGTGGAAAAACAGCACGGTGTCGAGTGCCGGGGCGCAAGGGTTGGCGCAGTTTATGCCGTCAACCGCGAAATGGCTCCCCACGGTTGCGCCGGAAGTGGGCAAGCCCGCGCCGTTCAATCCCGGCTGGTCGCTCCGGGCGTGCGTGACATACGACAAATACTTGTGGGATCGGGTGGCGGCCAAAAACGCGCAAAAGAAGGCGCTGACGCCCTGTGATCGTATGGCCTTTGCCTTATCCGCATACAACGGCGGCATGGGCTGGACAAACCGGGATCGCAACCTTGCCGCCAAGCGCGGCCTTGATCCGGATCGCTATTTTGGGAGCGTCGAGACGGTCAACGCGGGCCGCCGGGCGTCGGCGAAGCGCGAAAACCAGCGGTATGTTTCCTTTATCTTCGAGCGTCAGGCCGCTTACGTGAAGGCCGGTTGGGGGCCGGGGGTGCGCTGTGAGTAGCCGTGCCGTCGCGCTCATCGGCGCGGCCCTTCTCGTTGCGGGTATCTGGATCGACCATTTGTACAACGAACTTGACTTGCAAAAGGCGCACTATGAGACGCGGATCGCTGTTTTGGCCGAGGAAGTATCGCAAAAAGATAAAGCCCGCGCCGATGCGGTTGCAGCAGCCGAGCGGGCCGCCCGTGAAAAGCTGGAAAAAGAAACGGCCCGCGTGGCCGCATTGTCCGCCGAGCTTTCAGACGCCCGTCAAAAGCTGGCAAAGGAGCGTCAAGGTTTTGATGCACGTCTGCAAAAGGTGGCTGTTGCCGCTCGCCATAATTGCGCTGGTTTATCTCGTGACTGGGTGCGCCTCTACAACGAAGCCCTCGGCCTTGCCACCGGTGCCGGTGGTGGCCCCGGAAGTCAGGACGCCGATCCCGCCGGAACTGCTGCGCCTCCCGGACAGACCGGACCCGCTGGAACCGGGGTACGCGGCGACGCACTAGCGACTCCCGAAGATGTCCTTGCCCATGCCCGCGACTACGGCGGGTATTGCCGGGGGCTTGAAAGCCAGCTCGGTACGCTGGCGAGGGTGGTGTCGCCGTGACGATGGACGCGCAGACGGTGATTATCGGCCTTCTCAGTCTGGTATGCGGCTTGCTGGCCTACTGGGGCACCCGGCTTGAGGGCCGCGTTGACGAGCTGAAAGAAAACCAATGCCGCATTGTTGAAGAAATGCACAAGAACTATGTGCCGCGCGAGGATTGCCGGGAACGTACCGGACAGATCCTTGCGGGCCTGGAACGGGTTGACGACAAGCTTGATCGCGTCGCTGACTCGGTACGCTCAGGGGGAAGTCATGGAAAGCAAGCATGATAACGAGGTGTTGCAGGCACTGGCCCGCATTGAAAAGAAGGTTGATGCGCTGGCGGCCACGGTTGAAAATGGGCAGGAACATGCCGCCACGAACAGCGTAGTTTCCGGCGGGCTTTCCGGGGCCGTCGTCGCCGTGGCCCTTGTCTATGCTCAACTTATTCTTGGGGTGCGCGCGTAATGGCCCATCCGAAAAGCAAACGCATGGCCCTGCGCTCGGCATACTGCTATAAGGCGCTGTCCCTTGAGGAGGCCGCCGCCCTTGTCGGTATTTCCATCGGTACGGCCCGGCGCTGGAAGACCGACGCGCAAAAAGCCGAAGATGACGATTGGGACAAGGTCAAGGCGGCGTCAAGTCTGGCGGGCGAGGGCATGGAAGCCGTGGCCCGCCAGATGCTCAATGACTACGTGTTGCAGCACCGCACATTGATGGAGCGGATCGGTAAGGATGAAGACATGCCGCCCGCCGAAAAGGTGGAAGCGCTGTCTTCCCTTGCCGACTCTTTTGCAAAAACCATTGCCGCAAGCAAGCGCATTTTACCGGGAATAGACGAGCTGAGCACATCCACTAATCTTATTAGAATGCTTGCTGATTTTACAATCAAACATTTTCCGCAACACGCTTCAGCACTTTTAGAGGTGCTGGAGCCATTCGGCGATCTGGTTGAGAAGGAGTACGGAAAATGAAAAAACTTTCCGCTAAACAGTTCCGGTACGCGCTTGCCGACATTGCCGCCGCCCTGCAACAACAGATCGAAGCTGATTGCGAGGGCTTCCCGTCCGATCCCAAGGCTTCCACCAAGCGCCGGGAACAGGCGCTTGCCGACTTTATCTTTTTCCGGCGCACGTACTTCCCGCACTACTGCACGATCCCCGGCGACAGCACGTTGCATACATGGCTTGACGCCGCCTTGCCGCGCATGGCCGAAGCCCGCGAAGGCCAGCACATCGCCCTTGCCGCTCCGCGCGGCGAAGCGAAAAGCACATTTATCTCCCTGTTTTTCGTGCTGTGGTGCGTTCTTACCGGGCGTAAACGCTACATCCTGATCATTGCCGACGCGCTGGAACAGGCCGCGATTCTCTTGGAGGCGGTCAAGGCGGAGCTGGACGGCAACCCGCGCCTTGCTATGGACTTTCCCACAGAAACCGGGCGCGGGCGCGTATGGAACGTCGGCACCATTTTGACCGCCCAAAACGTGAAGCTCCAAGCCCTCGGCGCGGGCAAGCGTATGCGCGGCCTGCGTCATGGCCCGTACCGCCCGGATCTTGTGATTCTGGACGATCTGGAAAACGACGAGAACGTGGCCAAGCCCGAGCAGCGCGACAAGTTGCAAGACTGGTTGCAAAAGACCGTCTTGAATCTTGGAGCCGCCGACGGAAGCATGGATGTGGTCTATGTGGGCACGATCCTGCATTACGATTCCGTGCTTGCCCGGACGCTGGACAAGCCCACGTGGCAGTCAAAACGGTTCCGTTCTATCGTCCAGTGGCCGGAACGGCTGGATCTGTGGGACAAGTGGGAAGCCATTTTGCACGCCGACGGTCCCGTTGCAGCCCGCGCCTTTTACGATCTCTATCAGGACGATATGGAGCGCGGCGCGATCGTGTCATGGCCTGCGGGCCGCCCGCTGTACCAGCTTATGACGAAGCGCGCCGACTCCCACGCGGCTTTCGATTCCGAACAGCAAAACGATCCGCTGTCCGGGGACGACGCGCCGTTTGCCTCCTGCATCACG